CCGAGAGAACTTAGGTGAATTAAACTACATTTTGAGTGATTTCTTTTAAATATTTTTCATTTTGATTTATTTCGTGACAATGCCGTTGATGTTGTGTGTTATATATTATTTTGGCAATGATTCGTCTATCATTTCCTTACTTTTATGCCTATTATTCAATACATTTCTATTTGACGTTTATATTTTAGGATATAATTCTAAGGACATGATAAGTTTATATAATGGTGATAAGGAAATAAAAATCGAAGTAAAGGATGAAAGCTACTCTTATGAAGCTATCATGGGAGAAGATACACTCACTTTGTATTTTTCACATCCGGGGTATATTGAAATTCCAGTTGGCTCCTGGTGTGACTTCTACGGGAAGCGTTATTCCTTGAAGAAGGATAGCAATTTCAAGAAGAACGGTGAACGTAACTTCGAATATACATTGATTCTGGAAACTGGGAAGGCTGATACGATGTTGTGGAAAGTACGCCATACCGTTGATAGAAGTATTAAGTTCTCATATACAGCTAAGGCACACGAACATCTACGTCTACTCGTTGAAAACCTGAACCGTCGGAGTACCGGGTGGAAAGTCGGTGATTGTATCGAGGGAACGGAGAAAGTAATCAACTACAATCACACCTATATACTTGACGCTCTCAATCAACTTGCAGAACTATATGAAACAGAATGGCAGATCACTGAAGAAACTGTGAATGGAAAGCAAATTAAGACTATCCATCTGCGTAAAGTTGAGTATAACAAGGAGAACCCTTTGAAACTGTCGTATGGTAAAGGCCACGGCTTCAAGGTCGGTGTTGGTAGGACTTCTGGGGATATACCACCCGAAATAATTTTGGTAGAAACTACAGATCGCAATATTGATTATTCTACATACGGATCTAAATACCTGTTACTTCCAAAGAATAAGACTCTTGTTTACGAAGGGAGAACGTATAAGACAGATGCGGATGGAACTTGTGTCATGCGTGCTGATAAAGAACTTACAACAGCAAAGGAAGATAGTCTGGACTGTACAGCTATTTATCCTTCCCGTGTTGGTACTGTTAGTTCTGTTATTGAAGTGAACAAGGAGAATAACTTCTTTGACTTTGTAGATAAAGACATTCCTGAAGAGTTGAATTTCGAAGATTGTCTCATAGCAGGAGAAACAATGACGGTTATTTTCCAGACTGGTATGCTTACAGGCAAGGAGTTCGAAGTAAAGTATATCCATGAAGCGAAAGACAAGAAAGAGGCACGTCGATTTGAAATTGTTCCGCAGGAAATTGATGGTATTACTATGCCGGAGCCGGAAGTCTGGCGACCGAAGGTTGGTGATACATACGCAGTGTTCGGAATGCAATTGCCGAAGGTTTATATCTGTAACGATAGTACACAAACGGGTGCGAGCTGGGAAGCTTTCAAGGAAGCTGCTAAATACCTCTATGAACATGAAGATAAAGCATTCATATTTACCGGGACATTGGACGGTATTTGGGCTAAAAAGCGCTGGTTGGAGATAGGCGGAAAGATTGTGCTAGGTGGATATGTAAACTTCTCTGACACACAGTTTCATCCGGAAGGTTCTCTTATCCGGATGATCGGAATCAAACGTTTTGTGAATAATCCGTATTCACCCGAAATAGAGCTTTCTAATGAGCCTGTAGGTACTTCTGTTTCAAGTGATCTGAACAAGATAGAAACTAACGAGGTGACAGTAATTGAGAAGCATAAGGACGCTTTACAATTCACAAAGAGACGGTTTCGTGACGCAAAGGAAACGATGTCTATGCTTGAAGATGCACTGTTGAACTTCTCCGGCTCTGTCAATCCGATAACCGTTTCAACCATGCAACTACTTGTCGGCGACGAAAGCTTGCAATTCCGTTTTGTCAATTCAAAAACGAATCCAGTGCAGGTATCTCACAATATCACCTATAATACTAGCACCAAAGTATTAACTGCTCCGGCAGGAATCCTTCAGCATTTAACACTCGGTATCAGTTCTCTTTCTTCTTCTCATAAGGCAGACGAATATAAGTACTGGGATATGGCTGAATACAATTCTCCGACACTCATTGACCCGGAAAAGAAATATTATCTATATGCTAAAGTTGGCAAGGAGAATCAAGCCGGAACATTCCTCTTGAGTGAAACAGCTATTAAAATGGAACAGATAGCTGGATATTATCATTTGCTCACTGGAGTGCTTAACAGCGAGTATGAAGGTAGTAGAAGTTTTGTCGAATTATACGGATTCACAGAGATTCTCCCGGGACGTGTAACAACAGAACGGATTATTTCGCCGGACGGAAAGACGTACTTCGATTTGGTAAAAGGGGAAATAGGCGGAAATATTCAAATTAAAGCCGGTTCCTCCGGATTAGAAAATCTATCTGAATGGGAAGCAGCTCACAAAGAAATTGAAGATGCTGGTAAAGCAGCAGAACAGGCCAATAATGCAGTAGAAGGACTTCATAATTATGTAGATGGAGCCTTCGCTGACGGTATTATTACGGAGGCCGAAGCGAAAGCTATTGAAAAGTATATCAATACGATTAATAATGCAAAGGCGGCGATTGAAGCTACCTATAACAAGCTATACACTAATGTGTATTTATCCGGGTCTGCCAAAACGGGTTTATTAAATGCTAAAGTTACCCTTATGGGGTGTATTTCAGACCTGATAAATGCAATTAATACAGCTATTGCAGACGGACTTACAACACCGGAAGAGAAACAAAACGTTGATGCCAATTTCGCCTATTTCAATAGTGCCTATGCTGATTTCAACACAGCCGTAGAATCTGCAAATAGAGCTATTCAGGATAAGCTAAAGGAGTTCTCGGATACCGCTATGAAAGAAGCATTGCAAGCCTTACAAGACGCAGAAGATGCCGGCAAAGCAGCGGAACAGGCAAACAGCGCAGTTAGTGGTTTGCACGACTATGTGGACGGAGCATTTGCTGACGGCATTATCACGAAAGCAGAGGCTTTAGCCATTGAGAAGTATCTAAATACAGTCAAAAATACAAGAGCAGCCGTCGAAGCTACCTATAACAAACTGTACGCAAATTCATATCTGGAAGGTGAAGCGAAAACAGGTTTGCTTAATGCTAAAATATCTCTATTTGGTGCTATTGACAATCTTATTGCTGCAATTAATGTAGCTATCAATGACGGGCAGATAACCGTTGAGGAGAAGAGGAATGTAGATGATAAGTTTGCCCTGTTTAATTCTGCCTTAGCTAGTTTCAATACAGCGGTTGAAGTTGCGAATAAAGCTATTCAGGATAAATTGAAAGACTATTCAGATCAGTGCTTCGCTGAATTGAAAGTACTCAATACTCAAATCTCCGCACAGGTGACGCGGGTCGATAGCTTAACGCAGAGGATAGATACTGCCGGATGGATTACCACGGCCGATGGAAATAAAATTTATGCTTCTAAAGAGCTAGAAAGTGGCAATACGCTTATATCTTATATCAACCAGGCGGCCGGAGAGACTACGATTCATTCATCTAAAATTAACCTACAAGGTGTCGTAACAATTTCATCACTAAATAGCGAACTGCAAGCAACTATTAATGGTAAAGCAGATAGCGATAAGCTGGGTGCTTTGGCTGAATTAAATTCAGTTGGTATCGAGCATTTAGGCAGTACAATCATTGATGGAGATACGTTGAATACTGGTCTAATTAAAGTTAGACATCTTGACGCAGATTCCGGGTTCATAGGTGGTTTTACTATCGAAAATGGACGTCTCGTTTGGACGCGTTCAGATTATTTCGGAGGGACATCAAGAAGTTTAAAGCTTGGTTCAGGAACCGCAAAGGAAGGCGTTGTTAATGTGACTTTTAATGCTGCAACTGATGGTAAATTTGGAGTTTGTGCAGTAGGAGCAACAGCTGGAGGAAGTGCGGCCATCTATGGTTCTTCTAAATCAAATCCTACATATCCGAGCAATTACATTTATGCAGGTTTCTTTGATGGTAATGTGAATGTATTGGGTGATGTTTCTGCGAATGGATTTTACCCTCGTGATGGGAATGGAAATACTATGGACGTAGTATCAGATATATGGGTATATGGTTTAAAAGACAGCAATACTTTTGGATATAGAGCACATATCGTGAAGGGGATTATTGTAGAATTAAAAAATACATAAAGTTGCAATGAAAGTAAATTTAAACAGAAACTTGCTTGACTTTAGAGGTCGGGAGTTTATTGAATTAGTGAATGGGAAAGAAAGTAAGAAATCTGTCCGTGATTTGGTTGCAGAGGCATTATTTGCAGCTGGTTCTAATCCACAGAAGAATATGGAAACTTCCAAGAAGTTACGAGCATACAAAATGCTACAACAGATTATTAGCAACCGTGGAGTACTTAATATTGAGACAGAAGATGCTGCTCTTTTAAAAGAGATTTGTGGAGAATATCTCACTGCAGGTACATACGGACAAATTTATGATTTAATAGAAGGAGGAAACAAAGAATGAACATTACAGCAACTAACAGCACCGCTTCAACTAAGGTTACGGATGCTATCAGGGTTAAATACAGAATGTCAACCCGTGGTACCGAAGCGGTGAAAGATATTACTGCCGAGATTGTCAAGGATGAAACGGTAGTCGGATTCTTCAATGCATCACGAAATGGAGTAACCGGTTTCTCGCTGCATGAGGATCATGGGCTAACCTCTGGCGAAGTGAAACAAGTGTTTCAGACAGCTATCGATGATTGTAGCGAAGTCTTTAAATAAAGTATTAATATTTTAGATATATGATTATGGATTATTTCAAAAACTTACTTATTGGATTGATTACCGGCATAGCTGCTTATCTCAATCCTATCTCTGGGGAGATCAAAAGTCTTATTGCAGTATTTGCCCTCAATTTCATTTGTGGACTGCTTACTGCACTCCTTATCAATCATGAGAGTTTTTCTTTTAAAAAAGCTTGGAGGTGTATCGTAGAAGCAACTATTTTCTTTGCCTTGGTTAGCTGCATCTACTTTATAGGTGAACACAAGGGCAATCCAGAAGGTGCTCTACAATGTGTCTCATTTATTACGTACAGCGTATTTTATTTCTATGGAGTAAATATTCTAAGGAATATCAAAGAAATTCTACCCAACTCTAGTAATGGTTACAAGGTAGTAGCTTTCTTGCACTATGTATTAAGTGTTGAGTTTATAAAGAACATCCCCTATTTAACGAACTACTTACAAAAAGGAGACGCAAAATGAAAACTATTGATGCAATTATCATCCATTGTTCGGCCACGCGTGCCGGGCAGGATTTACGTGCAAAGGACATTGACCGGATGCACCGGGCTCGGGGTTTCAATCAGATCGGTTATAACTTCATTATTGATCTTAACGGAATAGTTGAGAATGGGCGACCGCTAAGCATTGACGGAGCGCATTGTAATACTAAAGGATTTTCAGAGTCTTCATATAATAAGCACAGTATTGGAATCTGCTATATCGGTGGATTA